TGCCCAGAATCACGGAGAGGATTTCCGAGATGGCATACTCGAGGCCATACTCGCGAGACATCATCTTCGCTTGTTCTGGATCAATATAGCACAAGTGGACCAGCGCATGGAAGATATTTATGATACGTTGTTCGAAGGACCAGCTGCGGGCCTCGGCCGACTTGAACAAGTCGATGTGGGCTTCCCAGTGGACTTGGTGGTTTTCGAAGGGTTGGGGCTTGTGCAGCAAGCGCCACTTCCCCTCGGTCATGAGGATATTTTCGAGCTGCGCTTGCTCTTGATCGCGTTGATCACGTTCAATTTCAAAGTCTGAAAAAGAGAGGCGCAACATGTCTTGAGCACGGCGCTGAGTCTTGGGGTCATTGGGCGCTCCAAACATTCCTTCGGTGAACATCTGACGGATCTGATCGACACGTGCGCTCCGCAGCTGGGGCATCATCGTGTCGGGTTCGATGCGAATATCCGCATGTTCATCAATGCTCTCGCGGGAGAACTCGGCCACTTCGGGGATATTCGATTTGCCTGCGATGCTCACCATGCGGGGGATGGTGTAGAACTGCTTCATGAGATGGCGAATCTTGAGGAACGCTTCCTCGAGCGCCATCGCATTCCGTTGGATAGCTGGGCCGTGGACTTGGTCGGCTGCTTCTTGGAGGAGGTTGGTCTGGAATCCAGAGTTGGAGCCGCCTGCTCCACCTAGCGTTGAGGGGTAGATGAGCGTGACATCATCCATTTCCTTCTTGATCATCTGGATAATGTTCCAGGCATCACCCACGACGGAGGAGGGTTGCAGAAAGGTGGGAAGGGGAATCCCTGGGATCCAGTTGATGTTCAGGCGCTCGCCCGCTTCTGAGTTGTAGCTGTCGGATGATAGGCCTAGCTGGTTGGGGACGACGAGTTTCGGGAAGAAGTGCATGGCGAGATTCTCGCCCAGCTTGCTGCGGTATTCATTGTATTCGCTCTGAAGGCCAATCAGGCGCTCAACAAAGGCATCTGGCCAGAACTGGCCCGGTGCGGCATCGTCGCACATCTCCACAAAGGGATAGGGATTGCGTGAGGCGTATTGGAAATTCCCAGGGAGTGTGTCGGATTCCTTGAGCAGCTTATTTCCCGCGACGACCAGATAGCGTCCCTTGGGATATTCTGGACATGGCGCGATGAATCGCTCGATCAATAGCGCGTACTTGTCCGTGGTGCCCAGGTTGTCACTCCGACTCGAGACACCTTGATACCGTGAGCCGAGGTCGGCGATCTGGCGCTGGTAGAAAAAGAGATCAACATCATTGTTCTCAGGCGCAATGCTCCCAGCGTCGAGCGAAAAGCGCTGTTCGATTTCGTTGGTGGGAACCAGACGGACCCGCATAATCTCAGGCTGATTTGCCATCAGTTCGATTCCCGGGTCCGCTGGCAGTATTTCAAAAGCCGAGCAGAACTCTGTCTCGACCTCGCCCAAAATGGGGCGGAGTTTTCCATCAAGCTTGGTTGGAGCGTGAGCCACCACATCGTCATTCCAACGGATCGCCCAGAACGCTTTGCCAGTGATGGGCACCCATTGCATGGCCTGCACCCACTTGGCCCGAAGTGCAGATTTCCGTGTGTAGTATTCGAGGCCCTTTTGACTGGCCTTGGCATTCAAGAGGTCTTCGCGGTCGGTGGTCGCTGGGATGACCGTGGGGTTCGGTGGAATGCGCGTATATTTTGCTACGCGTGCCACATACTTGGGCTTGATGAGGTTGATACGGAACCGCTTGCGATGGGCAGGTTCCTTCTTGACTTCGAGGCGGGCGAGCTCCACGTTGAAGCGCACATCGGGAAACCCTCGTAGGGCCGAGGCATTGATGAACCACTGAATCTCGAAGGGACGTCGGAGAGCCCGGCGCTTTTCATAGAGACTCATGGTGTCGGCGACGAGTGCCGCTTGTCGAGCAGCGGCTTGTTCGGGCGACTCCACGACTTCAACGACAACGGACGCCGTTTCTTTGGCGTCAAGGGGGGTTGGAGTGGGTGTGTCCATAGGTTACTGGGCATCCGTCAAGGACAGCAATTCCTGCATGTCCTGCATCGTGAGGGGTTCCCACTCCGCTGTATCGTTAAGCGCTCGAGTTTCAGCTCGCTCTTCGGGGCTCGAGGACCGCTGGGGTTGGTCAGGCACTTTGAACATATTCATCCACGACTGCAAGAGTTGTGTTTGGACATATTGGGCTTGGACCAGTTGTTCGGTGAGTTTGGCTTGCTGGGCCGACTGCTCTTTCACCAAGGTGAGGAGTTGTTCGGTCAGTTGTTTGTTAGTCATAGGCCATTTCTTGCTGACGACGCCGAATGGTTTCCACGCCGATGTCGAATAGGGTAGGCTCTTTGGGCACCACTTTTACTGTGGGCTTGAGTTGGAGGGCTGAACTCACTCCGAGTGCCACAACCGAGGCCACGTCATCATGCTTGCCTGGAGGAGCCGCAATACTGACTCCACCCATTGCGTTGAGTTTCCGCTGCAACTGGCTCAGTTGCTGATAGACGACGGGTTGGTCCAGCAACGTGAGCTTCTTGGTTCTTAAGAGTTGGAGCAAGCTGCCATACATTTTGGCTTTGCTCTTGCCCGTAAAGTCGTGTCCAATGATCGAGAAGCCGTGGAGCAGGGCGAGTTGTTGGAGACTCTCGAGCTGGTACTGGTCCGACACCACAAAGGCCAGCTTCCACTCTTTGACGAGTTGGCCAATCTCCGCCATAATCACAGAGGGGTCGAGTGACTGCTTGAGACGTTTGTCTGGTGTCCACGTTTTGAGGAGGTCTTGGACAACTTGCCCATCGGGTTCCGTGTGGAAGATCGTGAAGGCAAAACTGTCGTGGCGGAACGCCGGATCCATCGCTCCCACAAAGGCCAGATCGTAGGCTCGATCTTCAAAATCTTTTGGTGTCCTATATTTTACACCAGTTTGGGTGGCCAATGCAACTAATTCCGGCTGGATGAAGCCCGCAATGGCGGTGACAAATCGGGCGAGACTCTCACGCACAAAGGCTTCAGGGTCTTCCGCCTCGAGCTTGGCCAGCTTTTTGCGGTTGATGAGGGGATTTTCCATTGCCGCTGTGCTGGCTTGGAGTACGAGTGTCTCGTCGTACTGCTCGCGTTCTTCGTCGGTGAGTTTGAGGCCCCCTGTTCCGGCCTTCCAGTAGTCCCAGATGAGGCCTTCTTCGACGTAGGGGGTGCTGATCAGGAGTTGCTTGGCGTGGGGGAACTGGAGCTGGGCAAAGCGGACAGCGCGTTGGACCTCGTAGTCGGGGTTGGCGGCTTCGGCGGTGCGATACCAAAAGCCCACCTCGTCCATAATGACGAGAGGCATGGCGAATCCACGACCTGTTTTGAGCACGGGCGGCTCGGGCTGGACCACAATGCCGTTGGCAAACTCGATTTTGTCGTACGACGCTTTCTTGATTTGGGCTTCAATCTTCGGACTCTTGCGGGCCATCAGGTTGATGCCGTTCATGTTGGCCTTCGCTGTGGCGAGATCCTGGGCGATGTAGGGGACAATGATGTCTTGACCCGGTTCTACGAAGTCGAGGTGGCCCCCAAAGATAATTTCGTAGAGGGCAATGAACGCAATGATGGCATTGCTTTTGCCTGACCGTCGGCCCAAGATGCCCACGAAGGTCGAATACTCCTTCGGCGAGTATTCAGTGTCCGTCACGGAGACCGGATATCCCAGGCTATCGTAGACCACATTGTCGCTGAAGACAGCCCAGTCGGCTCGTTCTTGGGCCGACTGCAGTGGGAGGCCGTAGAAGGCTTTGACCGCCGTTTGCTGGGGGCGCGAGAGCGCCTTCCAGCAGGGTTGCATCAACTGTTTGTCCGTGATGACGTCGAGCAGGGGAAGCCGAGGAATACCCATCGTTAGTAGGGATTGAGCTTGCCTTCACGCACCGCATTCACGACCGCTTCTGTACACTGTCGATGGGCCTCGGCCTGGGACGATTCGGTTGTCCGAACCACGATGCCGTTGGATTTGTATTCAGCAACCCATGCGTCGCCTTCGGGCGACTCGTGCACGTCGATTTGGAATGGGTATCGGCCCTCGAGCACGGCTTCGTAGAATTGGTTGTTATTAGGCTGCATGATCAAAATCCCAGGCGAGGCTCTGAATGGCCAGCATCTCGTTACAGAGTTGCCGATCCTTGGATGAGTGTTCGTTGTGCAGCGCTCGTGAGCGTCTCCACGCAGTCTTCGCAACACACCGCGCATACTTCCGCCGCATCGAGCGGGGATAGGGCGCTGAGGTGAGTTGCTGGTAGAGGTGAGTTCTGAGGGCCTGTCTGGCCTGCTGCCGGTAATGCATGATGGATCTCCTCAACAATTTCCGCAAGAATGGTATTTTCTTGCAATTCAGCGTGGTCGCGCTTCGCCGCGATATACGCAGCGAGGTCATCATCGGCTTTCTTGGAGGCAGGCGTCTCTGCGCCCGTCCTCAGGAGCCGCATCCCCTTGAAAATCTCGACTGCGACCTTCGCATCCCCGTCGATCAGGGCCGTTTTGATCGCGTCATGGGCGAGCGGAATGAGCTCGTTGACAATTTTGTCTTCGTACTGGCCCAGAATGTCAGCTTTTTTCGCCCACGACAAGGTTCGAGTGACCGTGTCGGGGTGCACATTGAAGTCTTTGGCTATTTGCCCAACACTTTTGCCCTGCATGACCCGTGCTTCGATCATTTTGAGGGCTCTGAGCTTCTTGAATTCGTATGCTTGGAGGGACATCACAAGTCCTACAGGGGTTGCTTGTGGGGAGAATGGCCCGGACCACCATGCTGAACAGGTGGAGGAGGGGGCACCCGGCACGATGCGGGCCATTCTTGAAGTTGGGGCGGCGACAATGAGCATTATAGCACAGTTTGGGGCCTGCGCAACAACTTTCTGACCCCCTTGGCGGGGGTCAGAATATACATTTTGCTCAGTGTATAAGATTTTTCACGGCCCTTTCAGGGCCTGTGAAAAAACCTGTAAGTGATTGAGTGGATTGGAGTTAGAGTTTTCATGCTTTGTAGATTTTCACGATGTATAAAATGTGAAAAGTGGGATTTTGTCGAGAAAACGTGGGGTTTTCACGTTTTCTGGGGTGAAAACTTTGTGAAATTTTCAGGGGGTTGAAAAACGTAGAAGTCTTTTGTTTTGTTACAGTTAGGTGGGTTTGGCAGGGGCTTTTTTTTTGCCCCTTATATATTAGGGTATGAAATATATAAAGCGTGTTGGGTGGGTGGGGGCATATTTTTTCTGTGAGCCGCCGCCGCTAGGCGGGGGCGAGCGCAGCGAGCCAACTTTTGAATCGAATTGTGAGTACTTTTTGCTTCAAAATCCTGCTCTGAGCGCCTGCGTTTTTCGTAGGGCACCGTTTTGCGGTGCCAATTTTTTGGGGGTCTTTTATCTAAGAACCCACGTGCCCCCGGTCGAACAAGGGGGTGGGGCCCCGGGTGGGGCCCCCGAGGCGCACAGAACGCGCCCACGAATCTTCTCAATAATGGGGTCGCTGCGCTCCCTCCCTTGCTCTGTCACTCTTTGTTCTGCCCGTTTGCGGGGCCCAGCCTGCTGGGCTAACACAGGGCTGCGCCCTGTGTTCTTCTGGGTGCAGAAAGACGAAGAGCTGGCGCTGCTGCCTGCTCACATCCCTAAGAGGCCCCCATGACTGATCCGGACATGCACAACGCGCTCTGCATAGTTCTGAAATTGGACTTCCAGGCGCTGGGTGAAGATCCTGCCGCCACCGAGCCAGGCACCATCGCGCTCCCAACCACCACCTTCGAGATTGCCCTGCACGCCTTGGCCGATCTGGCTGAAGTAGCGATCTGTGACAACGATCTCGAGCTGGGTTCGAGCGTCCTGCGTCATACCCGCGAGCTGCTCAAGCTCAACCCGCGTGAAGCCCGTCCCCTGCTCAACCAGCTCAAGGCTGTCCCCTAACGGGGACAGTTCCGGCATCCAACCCGCAACAGGCAGGCAGCAGGCAGGCAAAAAACGCCTGCCATGCTGCCCATCAACCGTCCTCAACAGGAGTCCATCATGTCCAACAAAACCTACGTCTGGCTTGTCTGGTCCGTGCCCTTCCTCATCGTGGCCTACCTCGTCCTGAACCTCTGGTTCTTTCTCTACGACCTGGACACCATCTTAGGGGCCTTCCCCCAATAGCACGACACAATGCGTCGTGCTCCTCAATTCGTGAAGGAGAACACAGTGCCACAGGTCCTCAACAAGCGCACGGCAAGCAAGGAACAACTCGCACAGGCCATCTACGTGGGCAGACCGACACGCTGGGGTAACCCCTACGTCATCGGCAAGGACGGCTCGAGGGCCGACGTGGTGCGGCTCTACGCACAACACATCTTGCCGACCTTCACTGCAGCGGATCTGGCCCGTTTGCGCGGCAAAGATCTGGTCTGCTACTGCGCACCCCAGGCCTGTCACGCAGACCTCCTGCGAGCCGCTGCCAACAAGTAGCACACCCCGTTCGGGGTGTGCTCTTCTGTCGTTGAAAGGAGCAGAACATGTCCGAAGACGAACGTCTGCAGCTGATGGATGTCCTCGTGCAATTCGAAGAGGGCACCATCACCCATGACGAACTCATCAACACCTTCGTAGCCCTGATGCTCGAGTGGGGCTACTGCACCCTCGCCAAGGAGACCGACGATGCCACACCCAACACCGAGTAAGACCTGCCCGCACTGCAATCTTGCCGACCGCACCCAGCACAGCGCCCGCCGTTCGGGCCAGTGCGACGGCATTCGTGGAGGCTTCCTTCACATCACGTCTGAATCGCCCTTCCGCGTCGAGAAGACCGGCAAGGAGCGTGCCACGAAGAAGGCCTAGATTCTGTGCTCAGTCAGGGCCAACCCCGGCCCTGACTGAGCAAGGAGCTGAACAGATGATGAACACATTTCTGCAATATGAGCTCGAGGAATTTGAAGACGACAATCTCAGACCGTTGGACGACACCAAGGAAGCCTTGACCTACTTCGGCCTCCTCTGGGACGGCACCGACGACCTGCGAAGCAGTGAAGGCAGCACCCAGATGGAACGCCTGCTCAAGCAGCCCCTGCGGAAACGCCTGGGCCTGGACTTCACCCCGCCCTCGAGCCTCGAGGGATACACCTACGACGACGCGGCTCCGCTCAAGAACAAGAACGGCAGCCCCGACCCCGCCCAGTGGCTCATCGATCAATACCTGGCCTTCACCCTCGAGTGTGACCGCCACGTCCGTCGCTGCCACCGTCTCTTCGACCCTACACCCCGTCTCGTCAAGCGACGTCCGGCACTCAGCGCATCCCAGGTGTAAGTGTCACAACCACTCGTCAACACGTCCGTCTGGAGTCTCTCATGAACAACGTCAATCTCAATCGCATTCCCGCTGAAGGCATCGTCGCCACGTTCGCTGGCACCGTCAGCATCATCCGTGAGCCCCGCACGACCGCCGCTGGCCGTTCCTACCAGGGCTTCGTGCTGAACGTCCTGAACACCGTCGAGAACGCTGACGGCACCATCACCCGCCGTCTCGACCGTGTCAACTGCACCGCCTGGGAAGACATGGCCCTCGTGCTGCAGCAGGCCGAACTGCAGGTCGGGCAGAAAGTGAAGGTCGAGGGCTGGCTGAAGCCCAACACCTACATCGACTCGCAGGGCCGGGACCGCACCGGCAACGACCTGTCCGTGTCGGAGCTGACGTTCGCCTCGTAACATCCGTGAGGGAGGGGGAGCTGTACGCTCTCCTTCCCTCTTTTTTTTCAACCCCGGAGGGGAGCCAGACCAGACCTCAGCCCCACTGAAAGGAGTCATCCATGGAGATTGTCACCTGTCCAAACGCCCCTCTGGCACAGCGGTGGGAAGCACTTCAATGGACGGTCAAGGGGGGCGATGTGCTGCAAGAAGCACAATCACACACCTACTGGATCTGCGCGATTGATGCTGGAAACCCGATCCTCGTCTCACTCAAAGATGGATCCATGCTCAGTCCCATCTGTACAACCAGGCGTTTCCACACCATCAAAGCCAAGCTCTTTGTGAGCAAGGAATAGCCCATGCAATGCAATCTCGAAAACTGGAGTGACCATGCAGCACATCCGTCAGCCACACACGCCTATGAGCACACGCAAGCGCAGCCCAGAGACCACATGTAGCTCGCCCGACCTCTAGCGCCTCAACCTCGAGAAGGAGACACACTCATGGCAAGTGCCGGATCTGCCAAGCAGAAGGCCATGCGCGACAAGCAGATGGCCAGTGAACTCAAGCGTATTGGGCAGGAGCGTACCACGGGTCGTTGCGCCCAGTGCTACCAGATCATTACCTGTGACGGGCCCAAGTCCGTGCGTCGGCATGTGTGCCCGGGGAGTAAGTAGCCATGTCCACGCGTATCAACCAGATCTTGGCTGACATCGATGAGCTGTTGTCCGACCCCGAATCCAAGGACGAAGCCAAGCTGTTGGCCACGCTGCTCAGCGCGATTCGTGGGCCTGACGACAGGATAGGGGATGAATTTTATCCCCTCTTCGAGACAAAGATGTCCACCACCGCGCACATTCGGGCAACGTTGTTTCCCAAAACAGCCGAGCAGTATCGCAACAACGACAGCGAGAACACTGGATGGATGTTTGCCGAACAGCGCTATCCATACGATCTCTCGAAGGCCAACCGGGGGGGCATTCACTTTGAAGGCCACATCTTGCAGGCCGATGCGGCACTTCATGCCATCGGTCGTCCTCTCAGCTAATGTGGGTCCAACTCAAAGCCTTTCTCACACAGACACCTCTCGGCTATGCCGATCGGTGGCTCCTCAAAGAAGAACCACTCGGCATTGCGTGGCTCGTCCGCCAGCAGGCCTCTGAGCGTCTCGCACACAAGGCTCGTCCATGAGCATCGACTATCGCATCAGTGCCGTCTTGGCCATCATCAGTTTGTGTGCAGGGCTGATCATCTTTTCGAGCATCCTAGATGCAGCCGCGCCTGCTGCGCGTGTGTGGAAGAACGAGTGCTACCATAACATCGACCAACTTGTCATGGTCTTGAACAAACTTCCAGCGAAAGACGCCGTGGACAGCAAACTCTACACCAACACACCACTCATGTATTGTGTGGTGTTTCCGAGGTAGCCATGCCCACTCCACCACAACAGATCCCGAACGTGCTGGCTCGCCTGCGCGATGAGCTGCTCAACCGACGAAAGAATCTTCCCACATGGCCACACTCAACGTATGATGTCGCCTACGCAGAAGGACTGTGTGACGGGCTGGATATCGCCCTGGATGGTGTCGAGATCGCTATGGCGACATATGCAGAGGAGCACGAGCATGAGTAGCACACACACTCGACCATCCGTGGTCGTTTGTTGGGCCGGATCATTCGGTCTTGGACTTGGAATTTTTTGGGCTGCCAAATCCTATGTTGGGGTCTGGTGGGCCATGGTCTATGGGCTGTGCTGGCCCACGTGGCTGGGGTTCCGCCTGGCGACCTATCTCTTGCACTAACGCTGGAGTCCCTCATGCTGTCGTATCCTGCGTACCCCAAGATACCACGTCTCTTGAAAGACGTGGTCGTGACCGAGAAGATTGACGGCACCAACGGACTTCTGTACATCACCGAGTGGGACGGTGAGCAACCAGCGGATCACGACAAATTGTTCGCGCTCTCACCAGACCGCAATCTGGCCCTCTACGTCGGGAGTCGGAGTCGGTGGCTCGAGGTCAATACCGCTGGGCAGAAGCATGACAACTTCGGATTTGCGCGATGGGCCGAGCAGCATCTCACCGAGATCTTTGATCTCGGTGTTGGGAAGCACTACGGCGAGTGGTGGGGACAGGGCATTCAACGGGGCTACGGTCAAGTGAATCGCTACTTTTCCCTGTTCAATCCGTATACACCGATCCCACAGGGATCTGTCATTCGGACGGTACCTATCATGTGGCAGGGAGCCTTCATCAATCTCAACCCCATGTGGATCCTCGAAGATCTTCGTGAGCACGGCAGCTACGCCGCTCCAGGCTATGCCCACCCGGAAGGTGTCGTCGTCTATCACGAGGCGGCCACGCAGTCGTTCAAACTGACCTTCGATGATCGGCACAAAGGAGGTGTCGCATGAGTGTGCAGAAAACCGTCACGGCCTACCAGCTGATGAAACGAGCGGCGATGGCCATCAAGAATCACCCCGACCATTACGATCAGAATACCTTCTGCACAGTTGATCGGTGTGGAACACAGTGCTGTCGGGCCGGATGGATGGTTGCACTCACCTACAGAAATCCTCGCACGATGGAGCTGTGGGAAATAGAGGATCGCTCATTTGAACTCATTGGGCTGTACTCACCTGATTACTGGGATTTTTCTGAAGGGAGCGATCAAACCAAGATGCAGGCGCACTTCTGCAAACTCATTGCGTCCACGGCACAGGAGTGTGATAACCGTAGGCACGATGCGGTGCATGGCGCACAGAAGACACTCGAGTTTGCAGAACGATGGAAGCATCTGCTCACCAAGGTGAAGGTCACGGTACACCCAACTGCCTGGAAACGCGCACGCAAACAGAGTCGCTACTGCGCACCACAAAAGTAGCCGTATGGTCTATGCAGATGCACGACCGCGGCGGTGTCATCATTGCGGGGGTCTCAATACCTACCAATCATGGCGAGATCACGTGAAGAAAGAAACGCTCTACACATGCGCTGTGTGTGGAGCACAATTGTCTATCACAGACAAAGCGCGTGCATGGAGAAAGGATACACACACGCATGACTGAGCCGACGAACGCGGCACTGGTGGAGCAAGCACGGGCGTTTGTCACCGACTGTTGTGACGATTACTCGCCCGGTGGTGGTCCTGGATGCGACGACCGCTGCAAAATCTGCCAGTGGCCTGAGTGGGCGCACGAAGCGAGAGCGCACATTATGGTCCTCGCCGCCCGCCTCTCGGCGCTTGAGAAAGTAGCCGTCCACATCCAGGACTGTGCGTCCTGTGGGGCTCGTTGGTACGACGACGGGTTCACGGGTACGTGTCCGATGTGCTGCCTCTCGGCGGTCCGCACAGGAGGAGCGAGAGATGGCTGCGCGTGACCGCATCGGAAGCCGTGTCTACTGCACGACGTGTCGCAACCTGAAGAAGCCTATTGGTCGGAGCGCACCACTTGGCAGCTGGTATTGCGACGACGACTGCCCAGGCTACCGGGAGGAACCGCACGTGGGCTCACTGTGGCCGGGTGAGCGTGCGTCAGAGTTTGGCTATCCGGTGTCGGATGTCGGCACTGAGCCCTCGCCCTCTTCAGTCAGGGCCGACCACGGCCCTGACTGAACGAAGAGCCGCGCTCAATGTCGCTCATGCGAACGAGCGCAATGCCATGGAATACCTGACCATTCCTGTCACACGAGAGGAGACGTTCGTATGGAGTTTGTCGTAGATCGGGCCAAGTGGCTCAATAGTGCCGTGCAGTTTGTCACCCAGTGTGGTGTGCCCTATCACGTCGATGGGACATTGTTGCATCAGCCCAGTGGGAAGATGTGTTGCTTGGGGTTTGTGTGCCAGCAGTTGGGCATACCAGAGGAGCGACTCGATGGTACAGATATGCCAGCCCAGCTCGTCAACGACTATCCAGATATAGACGAAAAGTCCTTGATTGACGCAGCCTTTACCCGACTCACGGGTAATCGTGACGGTGAGCAATGGAATAATTCCCCATTGAGTATCCAAGCGGCGAACATCAATGATGATTCTCAGCTGTCCGTGGCACAGAAAGAACAGCATCTCATTGAACTGTTCGTGCAGAACGGACACACGCTGCGGTTCGAGGGGGAGTTTCCCACAGAACCTGTGCGCATCGAGGTAGATGACCGTATGCCATGGGAAACGACTGACGAGGACATCTTCGAGGATGTTGACTAACCGAGAGAGTGTTGGGGGGTAGCATAGCGGTAATGCGCCAGCCTTTGAAGCTGTCAGACAGAGGTTCGAATCCTCTCCCCCTAGCCACCAATGGTGACGTGCGGAAGGTTGGAGTGAAGGCAACTGCATGACATACATTCCTCCACAGACAGTACGTGTCAATCTTGAGGAAATGTCTCACCGTGTGGTCGAGACGATCAATACCCATCTTGAGGTGATTACCAAGTTTCATGAAGTGTGGTATAGGGCCCCACATACGTGGGGCTATACGTCGTTCTTGGGCGTATCCATGATGAAGAATCCCCTGGATCTCTGGATTCTCCAGGACATCATTGCGCGCACCAAGCCCCAGCAAATCATTGAAACAGGAACCTTTCATGGGGGTTCTGCCCTGTGGATGGCGTGGCTGCAGGACGTCCTGCAGATTCCTGGTGCCCGACTCATCACCATTGACATCGAGGATTATTGGGATTCGCGAATCACGAATCCAAGAATCTACAGGATTCTCGGCGATAGTGTGAGTCCACTGACGTTGTCCCAAATTCCGTCACGTCACCCCTATCCAACCACGATGGTGGTACTCGACTCAGCTCATACCTACGAGCATGTACGAGAAGAGCTCGAACGCTATGCGCCACTCGTGAGTGTCGGGCAGTATCTGGTGGTGGAAGATACGAACATTACCATGGGAGAGGGTGAGGGTGGCCCAGCACAGGCTGTTCGAGAGTTCCTCGAGGCGCATCCAGGGGAATTCGAAATTGATCTGTTGTGTGAACGCTATCTCTTGACGATGAATCCCAAGGGCTGGCTGAAACGAGTGAGGACAGCATGACTGAACGAGTGGTAAAAAATATTCACGGAGAGTGGCGCTACTGCGTGGTAGGTCCAACCTACAGCATTGACTTTCATGTCTCATCCCCAGACTGTGCGGGTCTCGAGATTCACCGCTCTGTCCCAGCGCCCTATGACAATCCCAGGAAGCCCGTGGCCAATCGGTGTTGGCTCACCGGGGGCAAGTGTTGGTGCGACGGAACCACGCTCTACGCAACAGAGCGATTGCTCCCCCTGTTCTACAAGCAGACAACGGAGCAGTTCTGGGAAACACTCGAGCATGAGTACAAGATGCGAGCTCCAGATGAAGAGGCTGACAATGAGTAAGAAACTGTACGAACTGCCCCGCAACACGCAGTTGCGCATCAATGGACAGCCCGTGATGTTTCATCATATCGATGGAATGTACAGTCTCTGCTCAACCGACGAGGGGATTGTCCATCTGGCGGCCACGATTGAAATGGAACTCCAACCAGATGGCGTATGGGAGATGACGCATGCTCATTCACTACAAGACGCTGAACCCCCCACTGCAGCCGCACCAAGCGCCTGACGAATTTGACTACGTCGACACTGAGTCAGGGGAGCGCATTCCTGTATGCTGTGTTGCACGGTACGTACATGGTGTGTTGTATGGGCCTGCCGAGTCAACTGGGCAGGAATGGATGGTGTACTTTCGTTACGGAAATCTTGTCAAGAAAGAGGAGTAGGTTATGGCGCATCTCATCGATCAGACTACGGGGCAGGCGGCGTTTGCCTACTTCCGTGAACCCGCATGGCACAAACTCGGGACGCCCCTCACCGAGCAGTCATCCACCAACCTGCGGTTGGCGATGGAGCAGGCCCACGTCGTGGGTGAAATCGAATACCAGAAGACCTATCTCGCCAACGGACAGGAGAATCCCTTCAGCCAAGCCGTCGTTCGGTTGGATACAGGTGAGGTGATCTGTAGCGTGGGGCCAGAGACGGTGCCCATTCAGAACGCCGATGCGCTGTCGATTCTCGAACCCCTGATTGACTATCACGGAGCACGCATTGATACCATTGGCTCACTGAAAAATGGGGCGCACATCTTTGCAGCCGTGAGCTTGCCCAAGCGTATCGAAGTGGCGGACGGCGATATGCAGGATGGGTACATGCTGGTCCACCTCGAGCACTCCAACATTGGCAGTCTTGAAGTCATTCCGACGATGGTTCGTGTGGTGTGTAACAATACCATGCAGATGATGCTCGGGCGGGCCAATGGGTCGAGCCTGATTCGTGTCAAGAAGAATGCGATGGCCAGCCAGCGAATCCAGCAAGCGACGGCTCTGGTGGATCGCTTTGTGTCGGCCATGGAACAAACGCAGGTGGAGTTGCGGGAGATGGCTCGGCGTACCCTCAATGAAGACGAGGTCAAGCAGTTCATTGAAGAGGTGTTTCCACAGCCTTCACTGGAAAAAACGTCGAAGCTCATGGAGGCTCGTCAGCAGACGGTGCGGCAACAGGTGTACTCGAGTCCTGGGGCTGAGCTGGCCGGGGCGAATCCTTTCACAGGGGAAGCCTCTCTGTGGGCGGTGCTGAATGGGATCTCGTCCTACACCGATCATGTGCGCGCACAGGAAGCCAAGAGTGAACGTGGGCAAGCTCGAGCCTATCGGTCGGCGATGTTCGGGACGCTCAATGCAGCGAAGCTGCTGGCCTTGTCGAAGGCACGGCAACTGGTTGAGGTGCGGTAAGATGGCGGGGTGCGGAGTTGCGGGGTGTCTCGAGCTGACTATTGTGGGACGACGACATCGGATCTACGGGAACGGGGATTACTGTCAGGGTCATGATCCAGATCGGCATGGCTATGCCAAACCGTTCTACGTGCCCGCACGAGACAGTGCCCCTTCACAGGAGCATGGGTCCACCCACAATGGGCTCACCAACGATGAGTTGGTGAGTCAGATGTTGCGAGAAGTGTTTCGATTGTTAGGGAGAGAGACCGTATGAATCCACATACACAGGTGTTGAAGCAGGCAGCGCGGATTATGCGAGAAGGCGGGTGGGTCGCAGGGGATCGTGGGCCAATCACGATGTCGAATAAGCCCCATTGCGCACTTGGAGCGATTGACTGTGCGTGTGCAGCGGATTACCGGCCTGCACAAAAGGCTGCAGACTTCTTTGGAGAGTACCTACGCACGCACGTACTGAACGAGCCAGAGCTGCGCATTGAAGATACGTACAATGGTCGTACAGGGATATGGGCTGTAGATCGTCACACGCCGCCCAACTCAATTGTCGCGGCATGGTCCAATACCGAAGCACCCAAGATTGCCAAGCGCATTCGACAAACGCCCCAGGAAGTGGTGGCACGGTGGCTGGGGAAGGCTGCGCGGGCTCGTGGCTAAACGGGAACCTCGCCCCTTGTGTGTGATCTGTGAGCGTCGACCAACGGTGATTGGAGATTCGATGTGCGCCCAGTGCCTCGAGCGCGTCTTGGGCACGTCGGTGTGTGCGGTCTGTTTGAAGCAAGAGTGTGTGAATCCTCGCTGTGGGGAGGATCGTGATGACTAAACTGCTCACCTCGCACAATTACAAACTTCAGAAATCTCGAGACTACGGGTGGATGACCGTTGGACTGCAGCTCTCGCCTGCCACCGAGTATCGTGATGCCACAGGGACAGATGCCCCGACGTTGTGTGCAGGGGCCGGACAATGTGCGGAGGTCTGTTTGAGTAAGACAGGCCTCAATACGCCCTCGAGTTCCATGCAGGCACGGCTCAACCGAACCAATCAATACGTACACGACTATGACAATTTCGTCGCACGTCTGGGCGACGAAATTGCACAGGCTCGGAACACCGCTCGACGACAAAATCTTCAGTTGGCTGTTCGCCCAAATATGTTGAGTGATCAGCCCAAGCTGGCCTGGGATTTGGCACGACGATTGCCCGATGTGCAGTTCTATGACTACACCAAGCTGAAAACCGTCTTAACAGTAGGGCAACCGTCCAACTACCATCTGACCTTTAGTGCCTCGGAGAAGAGTAGCCCACAATTTTGTGCCGATCTGCTGCGTGGGAAGATTGCGAATGTGGCAATTGTTTTCAACGTCGCTCGAGGGGACGCGTTACCATATACGCATACCCTGGATGGAGAGGTGTTTCCGGTCATTGATGGGGATCTCCATGACCTGCGATTCTTGGATCCTCCTGGGGTGATTGTAGGGTTACGCTTCAAGGGAGGGGCTCGTGCTCAAACGCTCGCGACGAATGGTGGATTCATCCGCCTTACCCAAGTGCAAGATTTCCTGGTGTCCTCTACCGCAGAGTCCGCGCTATCAACATTGTGTCGTGCATAAAGAGAATCGGAAGGGGGATCCCGAACTTCCCCGCACCGAGCACATTGAAGCGGTGTATCGGGCCGCACTGCAACAGACGAAAGCCAAGCACTATCCATTGGGAGAACGCCGGGACATTCAGTCGAGCATGCGCTACCCACCCGTGTTTTTTCCGTAATGCTGCTGATCGTGGTGGGAGTGGTCATGTTGTTTCCAGTATGTCAGTCACTGTGGTCAGGGTTTTTTCAGTCTATCTCTATAAGAGATAGTGAAAACTCCTCAACAAACAGACCGTAAGTGATTGATACAACAAGGGTTGTTCACTTTTCAGGGTTGTGAAATTTATGTCACAGACACAGACACTTGCATTCGACCAGACCGCGTCCGAACGACTGGCCGAAATTCTACTGATGACCGCGATGACCGAGTCAGCCAATCCCATGACCCAATTCAGCGGGTCGCTTATTAGCACGCTGATCGTGGGGGGCATCGTCCTGGCCATTGCGAGCCCCGCCGAAGCCATTGAGCGTAACAAGCAGAGCCTCCTCGGGATGGTCGATGAACTTCGCAAGAACATCGAGGCCCTTGATGACGACACATTGCAGTCGTACCGAGAGGCCTACGGGAACTTGGTGAAGGTGGACGAAGGGGCCGAGCTCATCAAGCACTAGTATGTTTCTTCCAGCTGACGAATACTTGGCCTTGCCTCGAGAACCCCAACCCTGGGTCGTAGACAAACTCGTGCCTGTGGGGGGACTCGTCAATGTGTTTGGCAAGCCCAAGACAGGCAAGTCTTTTGTGGCCCTGGGGATGGCGGAAGCCATTGTCACTGGCCAACCAGACTGGGAAGGATTTGCCATCAAGAAGCATGGACCTGTCGCCTACTTGCAGGTAGATACTCCACGCGAAGAGTGGGCCACACGGGTCGAGCGTATCCAGAAAGCGACGGGCCCCGACAAGTTGTGGATTGCCGATATGTGGATGGTGCCGGAATTTCCATTCAATATTCTGAATCCACAGAATACGGAAGTCCAGTGGCTCAAAGATCACTTGGCCCGAATCAAACCCGTCATGGTCATCATCGATACCCTTCGAGAGATTCATGCAGGCGATGAAGACTCGAGCACCACCATGCGCAATGTCATTGCGAATTTGGTGGGCGCGTGTCGGCCCGCCGCCATCGTTCTTGTGAGTCATAGTCGAAAGGATTCGGTGATGACCCAGACGGGTGTAGATGATCTCATGGATCAACAACGGGGATCGTCATATATCTCAGGACGTATGGATGTCATCGCGAAGGTGACCGCCAAACGCCTCACATTCAAGGGTCGTGCCACAGGGCAGATGACCTATCCGATTCATCAAGATGAGCGAGGATTCATTCATGTCGAACGAGACGGCGAAGACGCCTTTGAAGACGCCCGAAAGATCGTCGCCGACAAGTACGTCGGCAAATCCATCAACGTCCAAGCCGAGCACATCGCCCGGTTGGCAGGCATCAGCCACTCCACCGCGTATCGAAAACTTCGAGACTGGACTGCCAAGCACGAGCAACTCAGCGACTAAGTTACTCGCGGTGACAACGTTGTTGGCAGCACACGTGGGCAAGAGCGGACCCTCGTACTACACTCGTACCGATGGCACACTCAACATTCCAATTCTTGAGCGGCTCATCGCGGTGGTGAACTTTTTTGAGGAGCGGTGCTGATGGCCACACAAGACGAATACGCAAAGCTCAATGAGCTGTTGATTGCGGCCCACAAAGCAGCCGATGAGGCGACGGAGTATGCCGTCGCCCATGATATTCCCATCGGGACGACCAGATATGGTTTGAGGCTGGAAGCGTTTGATGCTGAACGCCGAGAGTTCTTGCCCTATGGAGAGTCACTCGATGAGCGCTATGGGTGGCAAGCGAGCTGGAATGATCCTGAAGATCGCCCCCAGTTTGATGAAGACGAAGAGTGGCTTGGGTCGGCAGTGTGCTAGTCACAAAGGAGTCTGTGATGGATCGACGCGAAGCCTACGAGCAACTCGCGGCAATGATTGACAGCTACAATGAGTCACGTGAGACGTTGGATGCCTTTGCGCGAGAGCATGATCTTCCGCTCGGTTTCACATCCTATGAGGGGTATGCCCGAACAGATCCCGATTGGACAGAATCGGTTGGGTACAATACGGAATGGTATGGGAGCGAGCTGTGCTGGTAGTGGGGTCTCGTGCGCTCAGCACACATACGACTCTGTGGCGATCCGAGCGCGATATCGATCTCATCGGGTATCCTGATGAGGCGGAAGATCTTGCTCGTGGCTACATTCAGGATGGGTGGAGTTGTGTCCCAACAGCGCAAGGTCGCTATCTGATCTTACGAAAGCCTGGCCAGAAACCCATCGAGATTGAGATGGCGTGGCCAGGAACGTCAGCTGAACAGCTCTTGCAGCACACACCTGGAGTGCAGAAGTATTGGTGGAGTGCGGCCGATCTGCGCACACTCTACATGCTCAAGCTCTCTCATCAGTATGTGAGTGGGCCGCATTTCAACAAGACGCGGAAAGACCTCGAGTGGTTCAAGCAGCAAGGACTCACACTCTCTTCGGAGTTGCAGGAGATTTTGGAACAGCGCAAGAAAGAAACCTATAACAAACCATTGCCCAAACTGAACACGTCAAAGAACGAGTTCTTCAACCCAGAAACCTATCTGCACTATGAGTACGATCATGATAGTATTCATCGTGCCATCGCCGCGCCGTTACGTCCAGCCTATCTGGAATTTCAGCCGCACGGGGCTGAGGTGTGGACCTCGAGAGAACTCTTTGAGCAGTTGCCGTGCTCAGTGCAGTTGAGAAGTGTGCTGGAGGAATCGTATGTGCTGGCGCTTGAGCGCAGTCAGATTCCGTTCAAGTTTGCGCCGAATCGCAAGAAGAGTTTTGACATGGCGCTTGAGAAAGTCTGTACAACCATTTCAAGTGGGTGGTGGCGTGAGTTCGCCTACGACAACTACGACATCGTACAATCATTGTATGATGACGGGTATGTGGACAAGTTTCAGGCAGGTCTCCAGGATGGGACGGTGAAGGAGTTTCGGCATGTTCTATGAGTATCACCAGAACAATAGTGGTGGCGTGTTTACCTATGATGCCAAAAATGGTATCTCGACCACAGTAATCATTGAAGCCGATTCCGCTGAAGAGGCCAATACACGGGCCCGTGAGATTGGACTCTACTTTGATGGGGTTGATGCTGGGTCAGATTGTGCGTGCTGTGGAGATCGGTGGTATCCAGCCTGGGAAGCTGGCACAGAATCCCCCTCACATTACGGGGAGCCACTGGTGATCGAGAATAACGCCGTTGAGAAGCGACCGAGCTCAGTCAATTGGATGGGGTCACATGCATCGTTCTTCATCCACTATAAGGATGGGCGCATCGAGGGGGCACGGTTTGCCTAACTATCGCTTTGTGTGTCCAGAGTCTACAGGGTGCGGGTGCGAGGTCATCGCGAAGGTTGAGATGGAGAAGCGCGATGAGCCGTTCCCCTGCCCCGAATGCGGGCAGAACATGCAGCGGGCGCTTGTGGCTCCAGGATTCATCATCAGAGGCTATGCCGCCAAGAACGGATACAGCGCATGATCATCAATCTGGATCTGGATGGGACGTTGGCGGACTTCAATGGGCATTATGCACGGTTGTTTGGGGTGCGTCCCAACATGATTGAGACGCCACCAAATTTCTGGAAGAACATTGCCGCCACCCCAGATTTCTACTTTGATCTGGAACCATTGCCAGACTTTGAAAAACTTGTGTCTGGCACACTGGCTCGTCTGCCCAGTGGACAGTTGCCTGTCATCTTGACAGGATGTCCACGCAGCATTCCAGATGTGCGACAGCAAAAGCGTCGATGGGTGGACAAGTATCTTGGCCCACAGTATCCTGTCGTGTGTACCGAGTCTGCAACGAAGTCGTGGTATTGCGATCCTGGTGATGTGCTCATCGATGACTGGGTAAAGTATCGGCACTTGTGGGAAGAGGCTGAGGGGCACTTCATCCTGCACATCTCAGCCGTAGAGAGCTTGTATGCCTTGGACCAATACTTGTATGCACACGCATAAATGGGAACGTCGGTTTCTCGAGCTGGCTCAACTGGTTTCGACGTGGTCCAAAGATCCAAGTACGCAGGTTGGGGCCGTGTTGGTGGGGCCTGATAAGCGTGTCTTGTCGGTAGGGTTCAATGGGTTTCCGGCATCGGTTCCAGATGAACCAGAAGACTATGCAGAACGGGCGACCAAATATGCCAGGATTGTGCATGCCGAGATGAATGCGCTGCTG